TTTTTTTATTATTTTCTTTTTTTTCTTTTTTTTGTTTTTCCAATTCTAATATTCTTAATTGTAATTGTTGTATTTCTTCGGGAATTAAACTCATGTTAAAATATAAATAATAATCTATTAGTATTTATATTTCAATTTTTTATAAAATTGGCATTTGAAATGTAAAAAGGTGTAAAAAATATTTATTTAATTTATTCAGAAATAAGGTTAAGTTGACTTGTTCTTACTGATGAAATTGACAAGTTGTTTTCATTTTCAATAGAAGAATTATCAGTAATTGATCCACCAGTATGTGCGGATGATGACATATAATCCATAAAATCTTCAGTGCCTTTCTTACTTATTTTTCTTTTATCTACTTTTGAATTTGTTTTTCCTTTGGCTTGTTTATTAGTTTTACTTTCTTTTTTAACAGGTGTGGATTTATCAGAATCGCTTAATTTTGAGTTACTTGATGATGTACTGGTTGTTTCGCTATCATCTTCTAAACTATTTTTTTCATGTGCACCACCAACCATATTTTGATTTTTATATTTGTCCATAACATAATTATACATTTCTGAAGAAATAAAAGGAGATGTACTAGAAAAATTATTTTCAGATAAATTATTATTTACTGAGTTTGATTTATTAATTTTAGTTAAAAAAATATCATTTAATTCAGAACTTGAATCTGATATTTCAGGTAAATTTAACTTTTCAACTAATTTATTAGCTTCAACTGAAATACCATTTAAATTTGGAATTGTAGAACTAACTTGCTCAGTTTTAATATTTTTCCAATTAATAGTTTCAGATTGTGGTAAGGAATTTGATGCTCCCATTAATATATAATGTTAAATAGAAAATTTTTATAATTTTTTATTTATATTTAAAATTATTTCTAGATTTATATAATTTAATGAAAGAAAGTATTTTAATTGCAATCATTATAATTTTTATATATATATTTTTATTTTATAATAAAAAGAATGTAGTTCTAGTAACAGGTTCTGATAATTTTACTCAATTCTTAGTATACAATGATGAACAAAAAAATGAATCAGCAAAATTATTAGAAGGAATTACAAATAATATGTTTAAGTTAAGAGATTTCTTATATTATAATAAAGACAAGTTTCCTGAAATGAAAGATTATATTATTCAATTAAACAATAATTTAAATAAAGATAGAACATTAATATATGAAAATGATCCAAAATCTGATCTTACTTCTTTTAGTGTAAATAAAGGGGAAGAAATTGCATTATGTTTAAAAAGTAAGAAAACGGGCTCAATGCATAATATGAATTTAATGATGTATGTTACAATACATGAAATGGCTCACATTGCTTGTCCTGAAATAGGTCACGGTGAATTATTTAAAAAAATATTTAAATTTCTTTGTGACCAATCAATAGTTATAGGAATCTATAAATATGATGATTATGAAAGTAATCCAGTTGAATACTGTGGCATGATGTTATCATCTTCTATTATATAATATTCAAGTCCTAATATAATATATAAGTACTATTTATACTTCTAAAAAAATTGAAAAATAAACATATTGAAACTGACAGTGATAGTATTAAGAAAAATCTTATTAGTAAGATAATTCAAGTTTAGATTCAGCAAAATTAATATAAATGCCTTTTTCGCACTAATACTCTAAACAGTAAAAAATACGCTAATATTTGGATTCAGCAAAAATAATTAAAATTGCCCTTTTAATGCAACTAAAAACCAAATAGTAAAAAAACGCAAACAAATTTCTAGATACAGCATATATTGGTTCGATTCCATTTAAGCGCTGGTGCGCAACAACCTCTTTTTATGATTGTCTTTAAAACCTAGATAGTAATTAAATCACACGCCTAAATTGGATTCAGCAAACAAATATTTTAAATAAAATATTTATTATTATTTGATAATAATAAGCAAAAAACCAATTAGTAAAAACAATTTTTGGATTCAGCAAACAAAATATTTTAAATAAAATATTATTATTATATTCAATATAATAATAGCCAAAACACCAAAAAGTAAAACAAAAACGCCTCTATATTTGGATTCAGCAAAGTTAAATAAAATTGCCCTTTTATTGCAACAAAAACCAAATAGTAAAAGAACAAACGCCTATAATTAGATTCAGCAACAACTATTTTTTAAAAATATCTTAAAAAACCTTTCTAATTAGTAAAAAACAATTTTTGGATTCAGCAAAAATAAAATTTATGATAAATTTTATTATTATATTTAATATAATAATAGCCAAAACACCAAAAAGTAAAACAAAAACGCCTATATATTTGGATTCAGCAAAAATAATTAAAATTGCCCTTTTAATGCAACAAAAACCAAATAGTAAAAACAACAACGCTAAATATTTTTTTAAAAACTAATTTTAATAATTAGTAAAATAATTTTTAATAAAAATATAAACTTGTATTATTTTAATAATTATAATATATTAGTATTTTTAATCATTATCTATATGTTTGATAAAAAAATTGAAAAAATTTTCTTATTATGACATTCAATATATTATTATGTCACATTTTACTAAGACTACTAATGGTGCACTCGCTTTTGACGCCGACTCGGTGAGTACATGGGTTGGTATTTGGCTTGTTATGGCCAATACTCCCGCTGATAGAATTGTAAGCCTTATCACTAAGGCTATTAATGAGAATTTGGACAAGCCTGAACAGCTTGCGAGACTTCTTGTTTTGGTCGCAAGACTTCGAGATATCAGAAACGGTGGCCAAGGTCGCCGTTCTGAGTCTATGACTGCTCTTATGACCGCACTACCCTTGATCAATGACACTCGTGTAATCGAAGTCATGCTTGATCTATGGGCAACCCATTACGGTAGATGGGATGATCTCAATGACATCCGTGATGGTATTGAGAAGATGACCTTTCCTCTTGTCACAAGGGAGATGAAGATGTTCATTCTAGATTTCATCTACCAGAAGTGGGCAGATACTATCAAGTCCAATGTTTTCTCCAAGGAGACAATTGGTGCTTGGAAGTATTTTCCAAATGAGAAGACTAACTGTGCTACCCGAGTTAAGATTGGGCAACTCCTTTTTCCTACCATTACACAGGATACTGTTTGGCATGGTATTGAGGTCACTGAGAGATCTCCACTTCATATGAAGTGGCATCGTGTACTCAAGTCGGTTCGGTTTCTCCTAAAGACCAACCGAATGAAGATTCAAATGGTCGAGTCTTTCCTCTGTTCAGATAATGCAGACAAGATTGATCCTGGAAAGGTTCCTGGTATTGCAAGAAAGGTTCTCAGTCGCGCACTAGAGAACAAGGCTTCCCTCCGGAGTAAGAAGGGAGATGTCGAACGTACTTCTAATCCTAAGAGAGTTAAGTGTGCTGAAAACTTTAGGGATCATGCCCAACAGGTTATCGAAGCGCGTCAAGCACATCAACAGAAGATGGATGAACTTCGTAGTCAACTTGCATCAAGTAATCTTTCGGTTGAGGCCAAGGCTCTACTTCAAACTCAAATTGAGGAAGAGACTAAGAAGTTTGAGGAAACTGCACCAAAGGTTCACGGTGGGGATACTGTGTTTGTTCACGACTTGGTTCAGCAGTATTACAACGAGGGTTGTCGTGCTGTAAATCCCATGATTGAAGCCCAGTTTGGGGCAATTATGGATGGAATGAAGTTGCTAGCAGAGAACAATATTCTTGTTGTTCCTGATACTTCTGGATCAATGACTAGTAACAGAGGAGTTCCTCGTAATGTTGCAACAGGTCTTTCTGCGACCTTTGCATCTTCTCTTCCTAAGGCACTTCGACACAAGTGTATCTCATTCTCAAGTAGACCGAGTGTTTTTGATCTTTCAAAGATTAATGGTGGAAACCCAACACTGTTTGATTACATCAAGTACTTTGATGCTCATTCAATTATTGAGAATACCAACATTAGGTCTACTATTGATCTGATTTCTCAACTGATGGCAGGTCAAGATTTCAAGCTAGATATGATTCTATTCATTACTGATACTCAGTTTGATGGAATCACTACGGAAAGAAACTTTACTGCTGGGGAGTACTGTAAGCTAAAGCTTCCAGGCACTCTTGTTGGGTTTTGGAACGTGAACGGTGTTTACACCGAGACACTACCTGCAGAACCTTCGGAGAATGGTGTAATCATGGTTTCTGGCTTTAATGCAAAGATGCTTGAAGGTATCCTTGATACAGTTAAGGCTGCATCAGAGATCTCATTTGAGGATTTGAAGGCACAAAGAGAGGCAGCACGTAGAGCTTTTGAGGAGAATCGACTGCAGGAAATGCATAGACTCCAGGAGGAGCAGCGTCGTGCGGAAGAGGAGAGGCAACTCAATACCTATCAGATGATGCTTGATTTCTGTGAGGGTAAGTTCTCTTATCCAATTAGACAGAAGTTGAGCGCTGTTGACTCTGGTATCTTTGCAGAGTATAACTTTGTTGAACCATCATCGGAAGATGTTTAACTCTGACTAATCTCAGAAGAAAACTGAGATTAATAAAAAATTGAATTTTTTTAATTGTATAATAATGTATATAATAATATGTCATTTCAAAGAAATAATAATATTATAAGAAATAGTACACCAATTGATTCATTTGGTGAAAGTCTTAGTAGAATAGCTAATGCTACTGTAAATGTAGATGCTAGTCTAACAAACGCTGCAACATTGTTGAACATACCATCTAGAACTTTATCTATGATGCTTCTTTCTACAGATCCTAACCAAATACAATGTGTTACATTAATTCGTAACTTATCAGAATCACTAAAAGAGTATCCAGATGGAGTTTTACCAGAACAATTATCTCAATATATCATACAATTAAATCAACATATGCAAGATAATCCAGTTTCAGAGGATAGTGTACCATCATTTTTTGAATTAATTTGTCCAACTGTTCGGTATCCATTTATTGTTAATTATTTACCATTTACTAATCCAAATGATAACGAAGATGATATTTGGACTGATGTTGACAGTGATGAAAACAATGATGATTATTTGTACGATGATTATGATGATGACCAACCTCCTGCCAATCCAACTGTTCTAATTCCAGTTTCAGAACAGAACGTTAAGGAAGATCTTTGTGTAATCTGTTTTATTAATCTTAATCAAGAACCAGACGTTGTTGAGACTATTTGTAAGCACCAATATCATAATAATTGTATCAGTCATTGGTTACATGTTAAACGATGTTGTCCCCTCTGTAATGGTAATTTGTAATTAAATTTTTTTATATTTATAAGAATTATTTAAGTTTAAGTTATATTAAGTCAAATTAATTTTCTCAATAATTAATATTATGAGAGATCCAATTAAAATTATTCATAAATTTAAAAATAATAATAAACGTATACAATATAAAGTATATATTTTTATTGGTTCATTACTTTCTGAAGAAATGATAAAAATATTAAAAACTATTGAAAATAAGGATTTTTTTAATAGTTTGCTTATATTAAATAATAAACAAATTAAAACAGTTGAAGAATACTATGGTGAATATTGGTATCAAAAATTATTTATTAGTCATCACTTAAAATCACAAATTAAACAAATTGATTCAAATAATGTAAAGAAAAAACAAGTTATAACAAAATTTGGAAATGAATGGTATACAAAACATATTAACTTAGGTATTTTTAAAAAAATATCATATTCATTTGCATCATCATATTATAATAATTTACTTGATAAGAAAAAAATAATACTAGCTAATAAAAAACCTGAAATTGATTTTAGAACAATATTAACTCATCCTACTATAGATACATTTGCTGAAGATAACACTATTTTATTAGAAGATAAAATATTAAACGATCAAAGTTTTAATATGAATGATCAAAAAGGTGGTTATGATGAAGATGATGAATTAGTTGATTTAACAAATGATGATATTCCTATTTCAAATAAAAATAAAAAAGACGATGACGATGATGATAATGAAGAACCTGAACTCAATGAAGAAGAATTAGAAGAACTTGTTGAAGAAGATTTTGATTTAGATGATATAATAAAATTATATAGTAATGAAAATATTGATAATAATAAAACAATTAAAGAAACTCAAAAATTAATAAGCGATGCATTAAATGATAAAAAATGGGAGAAAAAGATAGATGAATTTGAGTTAAATTATGATAATAAATTTGATAATTTAAATTATGATGT